ACATTCATGCCAAGATCCATAAGATCTTCGTAACTTTGTAATGCCCTGTCTGCTATGTCATTTAACTCAGTATCAGCTAATTCGCCTAGTCCTTTTACTTGAGGCAATGCTGCGGTAATTTTATCAAATTCAGCTATGTCACGCAGAGTTTCTTGTTCACGCTGTATGTCATGAACACGCTGTTCTTTTTCTTGAACTTCTGCTGCTTTAATAACTTCTTTAGATTCTGGTAAGTTTAATAATTCTTCTAGTTTCTTTGTCATGATAATTTCCATTATATGCTATTATATTTATCGTCGTTTGCCGTTATGGAAAATATCTCCTTCATTAATTACTCTAAAGAAAATACCTTTTTGTTTGCACCACGCTCTAGCTGCTTCCCATTTTGCTTGGTTTATAACCCAATGAGCTTGATTGGCTCTGTTACGACCTAATTTTTCTTTTAATGTTTGATTAGCAGGCTTAACTTCAATTAGCTCAACCTTTTGTTTTCCTGCTGCATTACTGTATGTTATGAAAAAATCAGGCACATATATTGTGTATTTGCCAGTAAGTGGATTTCTATATGGTATTTGTATTGCTTCACTTGCCCAGTTTACTACACTCGGATGTTCATCACAAAAACGCATAAATGCAAATTCCCAACTTGATCTATATGTTGGACTTTTTGTACCTATATATTTTGCGGGATTTTTACAAGTATATTTTCCCTGTGCAAAACGGGCCATAACTTATACCTTTATGTTACGGCGTTCAGTCTTTTCTACAGATTCGGTTCTGCGGTAACCTACTGTACTTGATTTAGGTCTATTGTAATTAATAATTTCTGCTACAACAGCACTTATTTGTACTTCGTCTAAACCTTTCAAAGTATCTAGTACCTTAAAAACTTTAATATCGTCAATTTTTGATTGTTGTAATAGAACGCTTGCTACTGCTATTGCTGCTGATTTGTCAAACCCTCTTTTTTCAAAGAAAGTAACAACTGCATCTACTTCATTGCTTGCAAATGCTAGTTCTTTTGTAAAATACTTGTCAAAAACTTTGTTGACATCTTTATCACTGCCTTTTTTAATTGGTATTGCGGGTAAGCTACTCATATTACGTTCCTGTTACTGCTTGTGATAAATCACGTTGGTCATTTGGACCTAGTGCATTATACGCTGCTTTCATTTCATTTATTCCGCCAGCGCCGCCGTTTGATTGATATTGACTTTTGAATAAATTAAATTTAGCTGATTCTACCTCTGCTGGAGTGCTTGGGTTTTTTACTGCATTTGCAACGGCACTTAATCCTGCAACTGCTGCTGTAGCAACTAACAAATCCTTTGCGCCGCCTGTGCCACCATTTTTTGGAAAGAAAGTTTGAGCAACACCGCTTACATCTATTCCTGCTGCTGCACCAATTGCACCTGTAAGCAATCTAAAGCCTTGTTCTCTTAAACCTTCTTTACTAAGGTTTCTAGTATTTTGTATTAAATTAACTGCTGCTATACCTGCTTGCAACGGATTATTAAAATTTTTGCCTTTAGTAATATAGTCATACAAATCTATAGCACTACCAAATATACCATCTATACCTAATGTGCCGCCGCCTTCTAATGTAATAGGACTTGGTGTAGTATCGTAGTGTTCAACTGCTCCAAAACCTTTAGGATCGCCATCTCTGCCTGCTGTAATGTCACCTCTTGAATAATGAACTGCTTCGTACATTACCGTGATAGTGTTTGTTGCTGTAGCACCGTCTGAACTATCTACAGTGTCGTGTTCCCAATTAGTAATGATTGGATTGACAAGCGTATAAGTTGTGTAACTTTTTCTACTCATCTGGCTAATCTGTATATTTTGGAAAAACGGAACAGATTGATTATTATCTAAACCAAATTTGTATTGGTTCGCTCCTGAACCTTTGTATGTGTTATCGCCTGCTCCTGCTTTATTATAAGCACCCGGATCGCCACCATAGTTTCCGTCAGCAAACATATATCTATAGTATGCTTCTAGTAGAGCAGTAGTAACACCGTAATTATCATCATGAAATGTTATTGTAACAGGGTTGTACTGTATTGCTACAGGAACATTTTTTACTCTGTTGTATTTCTTTTTTGTTTCCACATCAAGTGAAAATTTAGGTAAGTCTGCACTCTTAACCAGCATTCCTATTTCAAGCTCATGCTTGTTTTTTAAATCTGGTAAAACTGAACTAGCTTTAGGATCTAATGTGAAATAGCAATGATATAGATGTTTAAATTTAGGAGCAAGTCGTTGGTTATCAGTAACAAACAAACGATTAGCATGTTGCCAATCGGCCATGTTACCTTTAGGTCCTAAAACACCCGATGCTATGTTATCTAAGAAGCCATTGAATTTACTTGTCATACAAATATTTATCTTATCTAATTATAAGGGTAGATAATAAAAAAGGGAGCCTAAGCCCCCTTTTAAATTTAATGTCAGCTTAGTTTATACGCCGCCGCCAGTTACTAGAGTGTTAACTGTACGTCCGATAGCTGTACCAATACCAGTACCTTGTGGTGTTTGGATAGCATTATCGTATTGGATTTCTAATGTAACTCTCATTGGCTCGTTATTAGCATATGCTAATTCGTTGTAGTTAGCATTTGTTACAAAGCAACCATAAAGCTCAAATGTTTCAAGCACGTTTGGTGTGTTAGCACCGTTACCACCGTCTAAGATTTCAATACGTGTTGTAAATTTATAATCTTGTCCTGATGCTGCACTTGACTGTTCAAAGAAATCAAATTGTTTCTGTAACTGCTCACCCACTAACTTTTGAACGTTGTTATTAACATCTTCACGTAAGTTTAGTGTTATCGGTGACCATGTGTGTTTGCCTGCTAGGTATGCTTTGGAGTTATAAACTGGAATCTCAATTGGTTCAAAAGCAACTGTTGGACGGGTTACGTCTACTACCTGTTTTGTTAGTTCAGTTGTTGGTGTTGAAACACCAAAGTTTTCCAGTGATACCCTAAAGCGGTATTGTAGCTTTGGCATTAACAAGCCCTGGTTACTAGCGGAGTCTCCGCTAGCCAGTGGCACTGTAATTTTACTTAATGTTGAGATTGCCATCTATATGCTCCTGTTCTATATGTATTTATACTCTTAGAGCCCTGCAATTTCACCAGTATTCTTAAGTCTTAGTGGAATGTAAATAAATTCAACTGCCTTAACTGGTTCAATAGCAATATCTAAGTAAAGCTCGTTTCTATCAATTCTATTTGGTGTATTGTTACTTTCGTCACAAACTACCAAGAAGTCATACAACGCTCTTTGACCAACTAGTTCAAGCATTAAGCTCTCTGCTGCTTGCTTGATCTCATCACGTGTGATCTTATCGTTTGGTTCAAAGATGTATGGTTTAGCAAGCTGATTCAACTGGCTGCGTAGGTAAATTACCAAACGTGCTACGTTGATTCTGTCTAGTGAGCTTGCTCCTCTAGCACGAGTTTTCTGACCGTAGTTAACAAGTCCTGCACCTGTAATGAATGTTATTGGGTTAATATTCTGTGCATACAATGTATCACGCTGACCTTCATTTAGTGCGATTGCTCTAAATTCGCCTTCAGCATCTACATAACCTGTTGAGCTTGCGTTAGTAATACCACCACGTCTTGTACCTGCTGGTGCAAACCATGGATAGCTAACTTGGTCGCTCAGTGCAATAGTGCGTAGCATCATGTGACTTGGTGGAACAACAACGTTGTTACCAAAGTTATCACTTGTAAAGCCCCATGGGTAGAAAATACCTAGATATTCATCTCTACTAACTAAACCTTCATCGTTATCTTCAACTGCTAAATTAACGTTAGTTGCCCATTCATTTAATGAAGTAGCATCGCTTGTTAATCTTGCAGGTGTATCACCAACAATAAATGCGCTTAGTCCTCTGTCATAGTTTAGACTAATCATTTCACCGATTAGTTCTGGATAACCTGGTGTTGCCATTAGGTTAAACAATCTTGCTTCGTCGTCTCTAATATCATCATTATTGTTAACAACTGCTTGTAGAGCTTGTACAATAACTTTACGCTGTGCTTTACGTCCAAAGCTACCTGAACCATCA